GCCGGGACATCTACAGCCCGTTCCTCGGCCGCTCCTACCCCGACCCGGAAGCCTCCGCATGGGCGGCAGCGGCATCCGTATTCTGCAGGCTGTTCACGGACGATCCGCCGAAGCCGGCCATCCTCGACGCCAAAGAGGGTGACCTGATCGAGGCCGTCCAGCCTTGACGGCGAGCGGGAGACGTACCGGCTCACCAGCCGCAAGCCGACAGAGGACGGCCTCGGCGTGACGTTCTAGACGGAACGGGCCGACCTATGAGCACTAGGCTTCCCGGCTAGCACCTTCTCCCTCGCTGCGATCTTGAGGCCGTCACTTGCCCATCTGCCGCAGGATCCGGAAGAACGTCCTGGTGAGGTCACGCCGTACGAGCCGTTTCGCCAGCACGCCGGGACCACGCTGAGCGGCGCTCACGTCTCCGGCTGCGCGCGAGATGAGGTAGGCGTCGCGCTGTATCTGCTTCAGGGCTGAACGTGGCATCACTGGCCTCCTGATGATGTTCTCTCGGGGTCGCTATGGGCGTGAGTCCGTATGCAATTACCGCAGGTCACCTTGGCGGGGTCCGTGGTCCAGTTCGCCGTGACATCGGTGCAAGCGGTCATCTGATGAGTGCCGCGAAGCGGCCAGTCGGCGAGATGGAACCTCGGGCTCACGAGATGAACAGTCGGGGTTCCCATGCTCCGATCCTAGCGGATAACCGTTTACTGGTAAACTGAAACGGTGCCAAGGAAGAGAAGCCCCGAGGGCAAGCGCGTCACCATGTCCGCCCGCTTCACCGAAGCCGAAGCCGCCCAAATCGACACCGCACGCGGCACCGCCGACCGATCCGTCTGGCTCCGCCACGCCGCCCTCGCCTACCTCACCCCGGCGCAAGCCCGGCCGCCCCGGAAACGAGGCATGGCCATCCCCGCCAAGACGGTGATGCCCCCGGTAAGCGAGAAGCTGCCCGCGGCCCCTCCCGTCGGCGTGGTGCCGCGCCGCTGCACCCACCAGGGCACCCGCATCATCGGCGGCTACTGCAGGCAGTGCGACCACATGATCGAGCCCGGCGGACTCTGGCGCACCTGACCCCCATGCACCGAGCCGGGAGGCGGCGACCCCATGCAGCCTTCCCAGCCCGGCAGATGGTGCGAGGAACATCAGCGCTACGAGTGCGTCAAGCCGCGCAAAGGCAACCGGGGACCCTGCCACGGCTCAGCCGTCACCGGCTCGGACAAGTGCCGTATGCACCTCGGCCGGGAAGCAGCCCCCGCCATCGCCGAAGCCAAGGCCGAAGCCCTCGCGCGCAAGGCCGTGGAGACCTACGGCCTGCCCCGTGACATCTCCCCGACCGACGCCCTGCTCGAAGAGGTCCGCTACTCCGCCGGCCACGTCGCATGGCTCCGCGCCAAGGTAGCCGAGCTTGAGGCGGCCGACCTGGTGTGGGGCGTCACCGAAGAGGTAGACAGGAACGCCACCGAGTTCGCCGGGGTGGACACGACCCGCTCGGCCACGGTGAACATGTGGCTGGACCTGTACTTCCGTGAACGGAAGCACCTCCTCGACCTGACCAAGACGGCGATCTCGGTGGGCATCGAGGAGCGCCGCGTCCGCCTCGCCGAGGCGCAGGGGTCGCTGATGAACGAGGTAATGCGCCGCATCTTCGCCCGGCTGGACCTGACGCCGGAGCAGTCCTCGCTGCTGCACGTGGTGGTCCCCGAGGAGCTGAGGCGCGCTGCGGCGATGGCGTCGGCGAACTGACCGGAGGCCCGCGTGACAGCGATGGCTTTCGAGGCCGCCGCGACGGAGTGGGAAGCCGACCAGGGCGTCACCCGCTACTACGACGACCCGCTCGGGTTCGCTGACAACTGCATCGACTGGCGTGGCGACGGCCTGACCGCCTACCAGCGGGAAGTCATCGGCTCCCTCCACGAGCGCAAGCGCATAGCCGTCCGCGGGCCCCACGGGCTCGGCAAGACCACGCTGATGTCCGTCGTCCTGCTATGGTTCGCGCTGACCTCCGACGCCGCCGGGGTCGACTGGAAGGCCGTCACGACGGCCGGGTCGTGGCGCCAGCTGACGAACTACCTGTGGCCGGAGATCCACAAATGGGCCGGCCGGGTCCGCTGGGAGAAGGTCCGCAGCACCCCGTTCAAGCGGACCGAGCTGCTGAACCTGAACCTGCACCTGACGCACGGCCAGGCGACCGCCGCGGCGTGTTCCAACCCGGCGCTGATCGAGGGCGCGCACGCCGACCGGCTGCTGTTCATCTACGACGAGGGCAAGGCGATCCCCGCAGGGACGTTCGACGCGTGCGAAGGCGCGTTCTCCGGCACGGGCGAGGCGCTCGCCCTCGTCGCTTCCACGCCGGGTGACCCGTCGGGCCGGTTCTACGACATTCACGCCCGCCGTCCCGGCTACGAGGACTGGCACGCCCGGCACGTCACCCTGGACGAGGCCATGGCGTCCGGGCGGATCTCCGAGAGCTGGGCCGAGCAGCGCCGCAAGCAGTGGGGCGAGGACTCCGCTGTTTTCGTGAACCGCGTCCTGGGCGAGTTCCACGCAGGCGATGAGGATTCCGTGATCCCGCTGCGCTGGCTGGAAGCCGCGAACGAACGCTGGGCGGAATGGGACCAGGCCGGCCGCCCGGACCTTCCGGGCCCGCACGTCGACGGCGTGGATGTAGCCGGGTCCGGCGAGGACAAGACAGTCATCGCAATCCGCCGGGGCCCGGTCATCACCGAACTGCGCCGGTCCTCCCTGGAAGACACGATGCAGACCGCAGGCCGGGTCAAGGGCCACCTGGACACCGACCCGGAAGCCGTCGCGGTGGTCGACGTGATCGGCATCGGGTCCGGGGTCGTGCACCGCCTCCAGGAGCAGGGCTGCAAGGTCCGCCCGTTCAACGCAGGCGCCGGGTCGAAAGCGAAAGACATCTCGGGCGAGCTCGGTTTCATCAACGTCCGGGCCGCCGCCTGGTGGTCGCTGCGGGAACAGCTCGACCCGTCGCGCGACTCCGACCTGGCACTGCCGCCTGATGACCTGCTGACGGGCGACCTGACTGCCCCGAAGTGGCGGGTGCAGAGCGGGGGCAAGATCCAGGTGGAGTCGAAAGACGACATCAAGAAGCGGATCGGCCGGTCCACCGACGACGGCGACGCCGTGATGCAGGCGTACTGGGAAGAACGCAGCTCGGCTGACGAGTGGATCGACTGGGCCCGCAAGAAGGCTGAGGCTGCCGACGCTGAACGTGCCGGGGAAGCCGCCGAGGGCACTACCCCGGCCCCGGAGTCCCCCCTGAACGGCCACGCGCCCCCCTCGGTACCGGAACCGGCTGGAGCCCCCCTCGATCCCGCTGAGGCGCGCAGGCGGGCCCGTAACGCCGCGTTCAATGCCGGGTCGTGGGTCTAGGGTGGTAGCCGTGACCGACGAGCAGCCAGAGGCGCAGCGGGGCCAGCTCGTCGCGCACCTGAAGTGGACCGAGACCGGCGGGGAGTCGCGGCAGGAGATATTCGGCCCGTGGGTCATCGCAGATGACGACTCGCACCTTGAGCGGATAACCGCGTTCATGCGGGACTGGAACCGCCTCGTCGGCGACGGCGCGGAGGATGCGGTCATGGTGCTCCTGGCGGACCCGGACGAGTGGGTGCGGGACCGCGCGACGGCCGAGCCGCCGACCCCCTGACGCCCGCGCCGGCCGGGGGGCTTACCCCGTGCGGCGGCCGGCGCGGGTCTGATTCCCTCCCGCTGACGCCGGAAACACGCCGCTGACGCCCTTACCCCCTGAGCTTGCGAGGTGGGCTAGTGGGCGTCCGGACTCGCATCGGGAATGGCCTGGTCCGCGTCGGCAAGACGTTCGGCACGTCTGTCCCCGAGTCGTTCCGGCAGGGCGAGGAAGCGTCCCAGATGACGCCGACGTCCCCGTTCTCGCCCGGCCAGCCGATCGGGCCGTATGACGGGTACGACCGGCAGCCGAGGGCGCTGAACTACACCACCGGGTACAACATCGCTACCCGGCCGCGGACCCATGAGGCCGTCTCTTTCGGGACGCTGCAAGGGCTGATCCAGTCCTACGACATTGCTGACATTTGCATCTGGCATCGCATTGACTCGATCCGCTCCCTTGACTGGAAACTGCTTCCGGCCGAGCATTACCAGGGCGATGTGACCGACGCTATTCCTATCGGGCTTGCCGCGTTGCGGAAGCCGGACCGGATCAATTCTTTCAAGACGTGGCTCGCGAAATACCTTTACGACATTCTCGCGTATGACGCGGGCACGCTTTACCGGCTGCGCAACAGGGCTGGCCGGGCGGTCGGCCTTTCCGTCGTGGACGGCACTTCGGTGGCCCCGCTATTGGATTACTGGGGCAATCCGCCGCAGCCACCCGCCGAAGCGTACGTCCAGTACGTCAACGGCCTGCCGTGGAACTGGCTGACCAGGGACGACGTAATTTACGAGCCGTTCCGGCCGCGCCCGAGCTCGCCTTACGGCCACGCGCCGATCGAGAGCATCATTCTCAATGCCAACACGGATATCAGGTTTCAGCTCTACTTTCTTGAGCGTTTTACTCAGGGAAACCTGCCGGCCGCGTTCGCCTCGTCGCCGGACTCGTGGTCACCGGACCAGATCGAGCAGTTCCAGAACTACTGGGACGCGATGATGTACGGTGACCAGTCGCGTAAGCACCAGATCCGCTGGATGCCGCCGGGCAGCAAATTCGAGTG